TAGTTCTGTGCTTCTGTGGTATCTTCTTCTTTTGCTGTGTTTTTGTATTCACCAATGGAATCAAAATATACTTTTAAATTTGATAATGCCATATCTACAATGGATTTGCTTTCTTCTTCACTGCTAACATTACCTGCCGCAACCATTGAACCACTGAAAATATTTAATGCCCATTGTGGTAGTTCACGTTTTTTGCTAGGCACATATTCTTCTACTGCTTCTTTAAACCAATCTATCAACGGGTGATCTTCTCCACCTGAACTTTTTGAAAAGTCATGAAATGCACCAGTCATTTTGTTTTTGCCAGCAATAACATCAAAGCCATATATAGGACCATTGTTATCCAAATTAGGAAAAATACAAACGTGCATCATCCATAAACCTTTAGACTCTCTAGCATCTACAACATCTATATGACAACGTCTACAATCTTCTGTTTGCCATACTCTATTGATCCAACCATTGTCTGGTTGATTGAATTGTGCCATTCCTTCTTCTTGTATTTCTTTACCTCTAGAATCAAACTCTTTTATAATTTCTTCTTTACAGTTTATTAATGTGTCCCATATAATGCTCATACTTTTATCCTTTGTTTTTTTCTAATAATGATTCAGTATATCTACTAAATTTTGTATAATATTCTCCGTCTATTTCTTTACCATAAGTTGGATCCTTGATCAACAAGTGAAAAGTTAAACCAATTTTCCATGACACATTATCCATATTGTAATTACTAGAACCATGTATCACACAAGAATCTTGCACAATAGCATTTCCAGGAATCCAAGGAAACGTTTCCTCAATACTTATTCCTTCGTATGATGTAGCATAATCTTTTTTACCAACGTGTTTATCAAACCAATCTAAATCCATAGCATCATATTTGCAATTTTCTACTCCATACTGTTCATAAGGTTTTTCTCTCAGAATATTGCTGTACACAGCAAAGTATTTGTTTTTACGACCTTTTTGAAATAGTGTTGCTCTGCTTTTATATCTTTGCTCACAAGTATAATAGAACAATTCTTTATCATCTGAAAGTTCAATAGGGATCACAACATCTTTGTATGGCTTATATCCAGGTATGTGTGTAATACAATCTGTGTGCAATTGATATGGAGTTAGTATTTTAAAAAATTGATCTCCAACACTAATTGGATCGCTACTCACTTGACTATAAAAAGTAAAGTCTTCATCAAGTTGTGTTTTAAGTTTATCATGCACTATTTCTTGAATCAATTGGTAATCACTAGGATGATTAATACGTAATATCTTATTGTTAACATTTTCTCCATTGTTTTCATATTCATTTAAAAAGAAATCTAACAAGATTTTTCGTTCTTTATCATCTAAAAACTTTTCAATCACGTGAGATGGTTGGTCATTATTTTTAAAAAATTGAATATTGGGATCGTGAATTATATCTTTATCCTCAGGCAAATTGATTCCTGGATTAGATTTGTAAAACTTAGGCATAATTGGTACTCCTAGGATCTGCATTAAATTCTTTAAATTTTTGTAGTTCTTGAGAGTACCTACTAAAGACAGTTGAAGGATTATACTCTGGTATGTTTTTAAACAACCTTAATGTAATACCTAACTTATACTTGCCACCTTTAAGTTTGTAATTGGTAGCACCATGAATCACTGAACTATCAGTGACAATAGCACTGCCTGGCATCCAAGGCAACATTTTATCTATACTGAATCCTTTTAACACTTCATAATTATATATTCCGAAATATTCATCATACCAATCTTTTGAAACCATCTTGTTAGGGTCTGATTCATAGTTTTTAAAAAAACTGTATTGGTCATAAGTTTTGTCTCTAATGACATCTGAGTATAGTGTAAACACTTCATCAACATGACTGTACTTGAAACGGGCTCCTCTGCCATACCAACGTTGATTGAATGTGTAGTATGGTGCGTTGTCACAACCTTCTAGTTCCAAAGGTATCAACACATCTTTAAATGGCACAAAACCTGGAATATGAATTATAGCATCTGTATGAGGAGCGAATATGCCTGATTGCCAAAAATAAAAATCTGCTGTTTGTTGTAAGTCTTGTTCGTTTTTCGCGATGTTGTTGTAGGTAAACCACTCGCCAAACAATTTGTTAAGTTTAGGAACAATTATTTCTTTGAGTTCAGGAAATGCTAAAGGATATTTTAAAAAGAAATGACTTTTGTGAAGTTGTAATCCGTTCTTGGTCGCCTTATCATAATAAAACTTCTTACAAAACTCAATTTCAGTGTTGTCTAGAAAGTCTATTTGATATGCATTTTCTTCTTTAATATAACCTTCAAATGATTTATCTTGGGGATTGTGTATAAGGTCTTTGCCGTATATACCTAGTTGCTTGGCTTCTTCTGTTCTGTCAGACATTAAGCACCGCCATCGAGAAATGGATCGTCTATCTCTTGACCTTTTAATGCTTTTACTCTGTCTTCTAGCACACCAATTGCAGTAATGATGTGACCACAATCTGTTTCTTGGACTCTGCTTTTTAAGTAGTTAATTTCTTGTTGAAGTATGTTTGTTCTTATTAGATTGCCTGAAAAGTCTTTACGTGCTTTTCTTAATGGAGAAGTATTACTTAACTTGACCATCTTGCATTTCCTTAAACATTTCAGTGGCAAAGTTAAAACAAATTTTGGCCTCGTCTGCCATTTCGTCTTTGCATTTTGCTCTAATTTTTTCTTTAAGAGTTTTTACGTCTTCTTCGAAATGATAAAGTTTGCCTGATCCTGGAACTTTCTTTTTAAGTATTTGACCTCCACTTAAATCTCCCATGTGTCTAACATATACATGAGCCATTACTTTATCAACATCTTCTCTGATTTTAAAAATATGATCTAGGTATTTCAATGTTGATGCTTTCAATTTTGGTGCTTCGTCTTCTCCCCAAAGTTCTTTGAAGTCTTCCATTATGCTAGGAGCACGTCTTAATGTTGGCACGTCATTGAATAAACCATGCATCATTGCAGTTGCTTCTAATATGTCATAAATGGCGTGTTGGTTGTATAAAAATTCTGCGTAAAGTTTTGGTTCTACTCTACCATGGAATATGTCCATTACAAACGCCTGCCTCTCTGCATTCTTATGGGCCTCCCAAGTTAATTCTTTTAGTGTACTCATTCTATTCTTTCTCTACAATTACTTGCAGTGGGTAACCTCTAGTCCTTGCACTATTGGTAGTCTCTGTTCCTTTTTGTTCTGCGATCTCATATGTGTATATACCTACTACGCATGACCCTTCCTTGTGAATCTTGAGTGTGAGATCTTTGGCAGTTTCAATGCTGTGGTGGAAAATGGTAGTTAAAACATCAATCACAAAGTCCATGGGAGTGACATCGTCATTCATCACAATCACTTTATAATTGTCAGGTTCCTTTACAACCTGTTTTATCTTTTCATCTATTTTTACGTCTAAATCTGTTCCGGTCATTTTATTCCTATTAGTTATAGGTAGGGTGTTGCCACCCTACCCACATTCAAAGTTATTTGACTTCGATAGTTCTTGCTTTCTTACCTTCTGGAATAATTCTTTCCATAGATATTTTCAGCAAACCATCTTTAAGTTCTGCTCCTTTGACTTCAACATCATCAGCAATAGTAAATGATTTTGCAAACCATCTCTTACTAATACCTCTGTGAAGCATACCGTCTACGTCTTGTTCTTTGGGTTTTTCCTTAGACTTGACTGTCAACATATTGTCCTTGTATTCTACATCTATGTCGTCTTTTGAGAAACCTGCAAGTGCAAGTTCCACGTCATAAGTGTATTCACCAGTCTTCACTATGTTGTACGGTGGGAAGTTTGTAGCAGTCATTTGATTGAAATTGTGATCATCTATCATTCTTTCGAAATGATCGAACACATTGTCGAATCCTACTGTTACAGGTCTTAATTGATTGAATATAGATAGTGCTTTATTAGTCATTGTTTTCTCCTTATTAAGCAAGTTAATTTTAATGTAAGTCCTATCTGTAGCAACTTACATTATTATTTATCACTTAATTAATGTGATATATGTATTATATAATAGTTCTTTGCTAAAAATCAAGAGTCTATTTTAAAAAAAATTGCCAAAAAACTTATTGTGGGTATCCATTCAATTTTGCTATTTCATCATTTTCCGGAGTCATAGCAATACTGGTGTTGAAACTCATGCTGATTCTATTTGTGTCTGTGGGATTGCCTTCCACACTGTGTTTGATCCAACTAGGAAATATTAAAAGTTTGTGTGGTGCTGGATTGTAGGTGGCTTTCTGAGATGTGATTTGTGTGTACTTGGGTAGTCTTGGCATAAAAAATTCTGCGTCATCATCCCTGTAAAATTGTATTCTGCCTTGCTCTGGTTTTGCATCTATGTAATATACTCCACTCAAAAGACTGTCTCTATGATTGTGTGGACCATTGTAACTGCCTTTGGGATTTACATTGAACCAATAATCACATATCTGTAGAGTGGGCAGTCCTGCCATTTTTGTGCATTGATTCAAACTTGTTTGAATACCTTGGAGAAGAACTTCTACAGCAATCGGTTTCTGAGCAAGTAAGTCTTGTGCTTCACTTTGCCACCCACCATAGTTGCTAACACGTCTACCTTCTGATTGTTCTTGTAACTTGTTAACATAATCGACTAGTTCAAAGTTATTTGCTTGTTTTAAATCACCTTGCCATATAATTGTAGGAAACCAAAGATCTGCTTTCATTATTTTTCCTTGCTTAATTTTTGTTTTTCAAATATTTTGTTTATGGAATCAAAAGAATATATTCTGTTTGCATTCAACATATGGAATGGTTGATTTCCTTTGTCTGGTGCAAAGTACATTGTTTTTGATTTGCTTAAAATAAGTCCTAGTAACCAATGCGAGTCTAGTCCTTTTGTGTTGATAATAATATGATCAACAATTGATATTGCTCCTATCAACCATTGCTCGTTTATCATACGTTCAAAGTCGTAAAGATAGATATTGATGTCTTGTGATATACCTGACATTGCATCATTAAATTGTGTTTTTAATTCATCATCAAAATTAATAAGCAACACAGATAGACTTGAATCGTGAATAGTATCCGGTGGCGTTATCAGTTTAACTTCAGGCATTGTATTAATTTATAGGATTATTTTTTGATATTCTTCCAAACTGAATTGTTGTTTTGCTCTTCGTTCTGAACATAATTTTCAGAATCCAATTCAAAGTTTAATGGTAACACAGTAGTCAAGTCTGGTTTTATCCTTGTGGCTTGTACTTTATTCTGGTTTGGTTCTCCTGATCCCTCATTATGAACGTCTTTTTCTTTGCTGATTTTTTTTTTGGTCTCTTCTTTGGAAACCTCTTTTTCTGCTTCAGCAATCATTTTATTCCATTGATCTAATGGCAATGGAGGTTCTTCATCTACAATAGGCGTGTAGTCTTCCCAAGGTAGTTTGTCAATGATGCCTTTTATAAACCATTCCTTATATTTTTTAATTGTTTCTTCTGGATGGTCTCTTTTCCATACTGCTTTCACATCTGGAAATTTTTTCTCTAATTCTTCATAGTCTGCAAGTCTACCTTTTTCAAAGTCAGTGTATTGTTCTGCGACTTCGACAGGGGCATTTTGTTCTGCCTCTTGAATTAATGTATCAATTTCTTCTGGAGTAGGCATTTCTAATGCTTTTGCTTTTTCCTTCAATTTTTCTGTTGTAGGCTTATCATAGTTCCAACCAGAAGATGATACAGGTTTGTGTGATTCTTCTTTGTCACCTGTTACAGCCGTTAGGTTTTTAGGTAAAGAGTCTTCCCATTGCGGATTGACCACAGGGTCTAGGTCAAATTTTACTTCATCTGGATCGAAGCCATCTGTGATAGGTTGTGAACGTTGTGACAATTGTTTTTCCATAGAAGCCTTGTTTTCTTCCATTTGTTTTTTTATATCACTTAATAAAAGACCTTTTGGCTTTTCTTCCTGCTCGTCTTCTTCTCTGGCTTCTTTTGCTATTTGTTCAAGTTTTCGTATTTCTTGTTTTTCACGTTCTTTAAATTCTTTAATCTTAGAAGCAGATAATGGTTGAGGCTTAATTGGCTCGTATGTTTCTTCTACTTCAGGTTCTTCTTCAGGTTCTTCTTCGGGTTCATCCTTTTTTTGGGGAGGAGTTGGTGGATTATTATCGCTTGGGTTTGACTTTGGGGGCAGTGTACCGTACTTGTCTTCATGTCTCCATAAGAAATGATACTGTGAGGCAATTAATAACAATACTGCCAACGGATCGAATACAAAAATAATTGTAACTATCACCCATCGTACTGCTTCTTCAAGTATGTTTCTGTCTGCTTCTCCGCCATATACAAATTCTGCGATGTATCTAATAGGACCAACTTCAGATTCTAATTTCATCACATCACCTTTGAGTGGTTCAATTTCTAATACAAATCCATCTATTCTTCCATTAGCATCAAATATATTCTTTTCAACTACTAAAATCTGACCATCCAACTTGTCCAAGGAGTTGTCGTTTTTGCCTCTGATTTCATCAATTTTGTTCTGTGCTTTTTCAATCTGTTCAAACAGTATTGCACGTTCAGGTGCTTGTTTTTCCTTTAGGGCCAATCCTTGTTTGACTCTGCCTGTACCACCCCAACCTTTGTTGTTGGATGTAAATGCTTCAACATCTTGGTCAAGCACTTCTAGACGAGCATAAGCATCATCAATCTTCTTTTGCTCTATGTCAATATCTTTATTAAATCTATCATTGCCGGTTTGGTCTTTGTTTGTAATTCTATCTAATGAATCTGTCTGTCTTGCAATGTATTTTTCTTCTGCAAGTATCTTGTTTTCAAGTATTTCTATTCTTTGTAGTACTGTGTCGCTGGCTAAATTTTGTTCGATGTGTGCTTTAGATAGGAATCCAAATATACCCATACTTGTGATAAACATCAAAACAAGCACGGCAATACTCAAATACCCTTTGAGCCACCATTTTGCCCTTTTCCAATTTCTATGAAGCCATAATGCTGTGACTAGTTTTCCTATTTCTAGTGACGTACCCATGATGATTATAGGCACAGCCGCGGCGGCAAATATTGCCACTAAACCTGCAACACTATAATAAATCGCTACTCCTGATATAGTCAGGGCCGTGAATAATACTAACAGTCCGAATAACATAATACTGCTAATATTTATCTAATAAAACGCCAACCGTAGTAAGCCAGATCCGTACAAGCAGTCTCCTTGTAAAATCTAGATTTATCCTTCTTTCCTATTTCGCTAAAGAGTATTCTACAATAACCAGTTCCAGTTGGAAAACTTGCTACAACCTTCACTGCTCCCCATGTGTGCTTGTCTTCGTTGTACCATTTAGCAACTTGTCCTTCGTCCAATTGATTAAGCACATAGAACACCGTGTCTCTTTGTTTGCCCTTATCTGCTTTGCTTAGACTGTATTTTTTAGACAATGCGTAATTGTACAAAATATTCGCGGAACTGTTCACTTTGGCATAATGTTGATTTACACTTTTATAAGATGCAGAATCATTAACATTGTGTTTATTACTTGCACAATTTGTCAGCAATAAACTAATTAACCCTAGGATGAACAATTTCAAAACTGCCGTCGAGTTTTTCACAAACATATCCCTTCTTTTTCATTAGATAGCCTTTGAGGTTGATGTGGTAGTAGTATTCTCTGCATTCCTTTGCTATACCGCTGTATGCCAGGAAATCTTTAACACTATCATCACAAACCAAGACTTCTGTTGTTTTACTGTCAATCACCATCCCATTACTGTCAACTGTATTAATTGTTTCAGTTTTGAGGTTACAGTACTGTTCGCTCCAAGGACCACCCGAGTATGCACCCGAAGTCCACAAAACAGATACCAATAGTGTGATTGTGGTTATCAAATATTTCATTGGATACTAGTCCTTTGAAATGTCTTTGATATCTGTTTTGATGTCTGAAGCCTGTTCAATCGCTTTGTCACTGTTATATGACTTGATCAAATTTTCTACATCTTTCTTCGAAAGTTTAATCAACACAAACGACCTATAGTTGTTCAGGCTGGAGTTATACACAGTCATTTTCTTTTGAACTGAATATGTTCTCATCAAAGTATTACTGATATCGTTCACAATAATATCTTGTGCTTCTAATATACCAGTCATGCTTTCTGCAGAACCTTTTTCTGTATATTCAATGAACGTTTTGTTGTTCATTTCTCCATTGATCCTATCAGCAATTTTAGCCTTTGCCTTTAATGTAGACTTCTTTAAACTCATCTCCATGTCTGGCGATACTGCTACTGCTACTGCATAATAGTAACCCTTCCTAAAAATGACACCTTCTTTGCCTGTGTCCTTATGCTTCAAGTACCATTTGGGTACTGATCTGTCTTTGTTTTCTAGGGGCAACTTCACCATTGTATTAGAACACGCCGTAAGGGTGAATCCTAAAAGTGCTATTGCTCCATATTTCAAAATGTTTTTCATTTTGCCTCCTTGTATAAACTTATTATAGTAGAATGTGCCAAAATAGTCAAGTATAAAGTACCAAAAGAAAATGGCGTAGATATTGGTGTTTTGACACTGATGTTACCAAAATATTACTTTTGTACAATATATTCAAAGTTTTGGCTGGTTTTATTCTTCTGTATCAACTTGGCACCATTTCGCAAGTGGAATTTTGCCGCCATGTCAGTCAATGGAGACAGTGTAATCAATCTATTCAAATGACTCGATTTTTTAATCATTTTGAATACTTCGTCCACAATCATTTTTCCACCACCTTTTTGTAGACTCCAAACTGTGTACGCAATAGCAATATTGCCTTGCACTCCTGCTCTATGTGTGGCTTGTAGATATGCATCTTTGGAAAGCATATCTAAATCTTCTACAGTCTTTGGTATTTGGTTTACGAATCCAAAACACATCACAGCCTTTATTTGTCCGTCGTGTTGTAGCCCATAAATTTTTCTACCATAAGATGTTCTAAATTTTATATCTAGTTCTGGTCTCACTGGATCTTTTGATATGTCAACATCGGTGAGTTCAATTAATGTTGCTTTCTTTAACCAATCAAAATTTAACCATTTTTTAATCTTGCTCGTCTTTATCATCATACTCTCTGACCTTTATCAATATTATTAACACAATGATACTAACAAATGACCCAAGTAAAAACAATCCTACTCCTGTTGCCGCGTCCATTTATGCTCCTTTATATCTTTCATTTCCTTTGTGCCAACCCACGTCTTCAATTTTGCCACTGTTACATCTTGGACAACACCACCATTCTTCTAGTGTTTCATCTTGTTTTAATTCTTGAGCAACACCTCTCCATTTGCAATCCCAACAAACAAAGTTCCACAACTCTTCTGACTTATTATCTTCTGTAGCAATCACTTGTTGCCTTTCATTAATGTAATTTCGGTTGCGGCTTTTCTACCTGACTCATCGTCATCGTCTGCAAATACAGGAACTTGATTACTTTTGTGCATTGTAGCAATACCAATCAATCTTCTTTTTCCTGTGTATCTCATTTCTTCTTTTTTACTGCCTGCACCCTTTTCCATCACAGGAACCTTGTTGCCCATAGGCACCCCTGTACGATCTTCTACAGGCTCTATTACAAGCGGTTCAGAAGATTTATTCTTGGGTTTAATCTGATCTAGACCTTTTTCTTTCAACCATAGTAGGTAATCTAATTTTGCTTTACGCAAAGATTCTGTGTTAGGCAATTTACGTTTCATAATTTTTCTTACTGGTGTTTGTATAAATCCCATTCTAAATACTACATTAATTATGCTGAATTGTCAATTACTTTTTGGTATTCAAAGATTTGATCTTTTCCAATATTATTGTTGCATATTGGTCATTTGTACTCCAAGCCTTAAGACCATTTACTAACTTTTCATAGTCTACTATGCCTTTATCTATCTGCTTGGTTCTTTCAATTCTGAATGATTCATAAGCAGGATGTCTATTCAAGATGTCTATTACATCTGCAACACTTTGACATTTTGTTGCGTATTTTCTTACACCAAATTTGGCATTTGGTATTGCTAAAGGTTTCATGTTAGGTACATTATCCAAGTCCCAAGTTCGTACACCAAACAATGCGTTGCCTTCAACTGCAAATCTACTTGTTCCATATGCACTTTCAACAATAGCCATTGCTACCAATATGTCTCTTGCAATTCTTCTGTCTGAAGCAGTAGTCCAATTCAAGTAATCAATACATCTGTTCATAGACTCCACAAATCCTTTGTTGTCAGTGAATACAAAATCAGGTTCGTGCAATCCAAACTCTTTGGCAAGTGCAACCATTTTTTTATCTTCTTCTTGCTGAATTCTTTTGACAACCCAAGGATTGGGTTTGAATGTTCCAAAACTAAAAGTGCCTCCAATTACAAGAGCAACCACTAAAAGTTTGATGAGAGCAGATTTTATTTTACTGCCTGTTGATTGCTTTTTGTTAGAAGCATCAATTATTTTAGACTGTATTCTTCCCATAGTACTATTATAATACAGGAATCTCAGTATTAAATCAAGAGTAAATTTACCGCTATTTTATTGGCTTTTATGCAGACTCACCTGTCATTTCGCAGGTAAAATTCGACTTTTCTATCATGTATCCAATGTCTTGCAATCCTTTGACAATTTGGCTGTGTTTTGCAGAAGCATTTGCCATACATTCGCTTTTAATATGGTAGTACTTCATTGGATCTTCTTCCATTATGACACAAGGATTTCCCAGGGCACAAATTATTACAACTACTTTCCACATCTATTTCAATTCCTTTTTTGCTATATCATACCAATAAATTCCACCTTCACGTAGAGTATCATTGTCTGATCTTAATCGTTCTAATCTTTTTTTGATTAGTTTCCACTGGTATTCTGTGATGACAGTATTCTTTGTCTGAAACTTCTCAATTCTTACCAGCACATCGTCTATAGTAGGACAAGTGTAATCTGGAACTTTAGGTGCCTTCTTTTTCAGCCTGGCCCAGTAAGACTTTTTTTGTGTTACTGTTCGCATATTAAATCTCCTACAATATATTTAGACTTGTAGGCGTAATAGATAAAACAATATATTGTAGTAATAAGATTATTAAAAGATTAGAGTGTAGGGGCCTAAACCCCTACACCTGACTACTTCTGTTGCCCGGCTAGTCTTCTCCGCCAAGTGGCCGATATTAAGCGGCAACCAATTCCTGATCAGCGAATACGCTCATCGGAACTGTCACTTCTGGTTTAAATGCGTTTGCATTTGTAAATGATCCTTTACAGAGATCAACTGATAAACTCCATGTGCTTTTATGCTCCGGTCGAAACCAAGTACACCCCCTCATAATAAACCAGACTATTATAAATGAGTGTTGGTGGAGGTGGAGGGAGTCGAACCCTCGTCCCAAAAGTGTATTGCACACACTTCAACGTCTACAGTGTATTTAAACAGATTATGTTAGTAATGTCAAGTGATTTTAACAGGAGACCAACGACCGTCTTTACTTCTAACTTTGTCCGAGTGTTTTACTTCTACAGTAAACACCTTTGCATCTTTAAAGTTCTTGCCATGGGCAAAGGTAAATTCGTGTCCATGTTTGGTTGCTGTTTTCCAATAATGTTGGAAATCTGAAATTACTATTTTGTTTTTGTTTGTTTTAATCATAACGATACTATCATTAAAACATACTTTCTGCGAAATGTCAATGGGAGATTTGGCTTATTTGTTGCCGTCTGATTCGATGATTTGAAGATTTCCTGCTACTTCTCTACCTCTGAATTCAACCAGCTCGTATGTGATTGGCTGACCATCTGTCAATTCCTTAAGGTTAGAAGCCTTAACTGCCGACACATGAACAAACACATCTTTGCCACCATTATCTGGAGTAATGAATCCAAACCCTTTTGCAGAGTTGTACCACTTAATTTTTCCTGTATTTTCCATATGCCAATATTTATTAAAATTCTTTATTTCCGGGGGATTCAAAGGGTGCCGAAACACCCTTCGAAAATTATGATTACATAGAGTTTTTCTTCTCTTGTATTTCTTTACGTCTAGTTTTTGTTGCTTTGCCAAGTAAGCCTAGTGCTTTTCTGGCTCTCGCCGCCGCCGCTTTTACACCTTTTGTTTCGAATGCTTCTGACTCTGCAATGTAACTTTCGTATGCTTGTTTTATTTCTTCATGTGTTGCCATGATTGTTCTCCTTTATAACGTTATAAATCTCCTGCCAATTCTTTACTCTTCTGACAGGAAAACTATTGTCTCTATTATAACTTGCATTGTGTGGGAGGTCAAGTAGCAATGCTACCAAACCTGCAACTGCTCCATCCATTGCGTTATTTGGTTTGTCCTCAATCCAAAACTGATTTGTGTTTTTGTATTTGGATAAGGCTTCCACTTTACCACCACCAGTATCTAGAAACACGAAATCCTTAAACACGTCACCAAAGTGGTTGCGTAGGTTTTGCTCACGCAATTTTGATGCGTAAGGATCTGTTGTTTGACTAGTGATTACAGTGAATTTGTACCCTTCATCAGCCAATTGTTTGACTGCTTCAACACTACCAGGAACAGGTTCTAAATAACCCATCCAAGCAGATTCATTGAATATCTTAATCAGTGTTTTACTGAATCCTTGCGGAAGATGATACATCATGTCTATGTCGTAATGCCCAGTGCCTATCTGTTCGAAACCTTCTTGTTTCATCCAGGTGTGAAATGCCACTTCCCATTGCAACAAAACTCCGTCGCAATCTGTTAGAATTTCTTTTGGATCTGGTATTACTTTATTAGACATTCAAATCAGTTTTTGCCAACTTAATTCCTGATGTAGTTTCTATGTATTGATTTGAAATTTGTTTTTCGCAAGGAACCATTACGATTATAAATTTTTTTGGAATTGATAATTCTGCGTCTGGTTCAGGTGTTGCCATCCACGGCATCAAACCCATACTTTGTTGCATTCTTAAAAAAGCCATTGGCTTCTTTAATTTTACTGCGTCTTCGTCTTGTGAAACCATTTTCCCAATTAATTCTTCACCTGTTGTAAGTTTAATTGCTACTATTGAATTTTCACTTATTCCTTTTTGTATTAGCATTATTTTCCTTCTGTTTCAAAATGGGTCTTAAGTTCTTGATACCCGCCAATGTACTTACCATTCAATATTATTTGAGGCACACTCTTGACATTTGGCACTGATTCCAACAGTTGTTCTATTGTCCAACCTGCACCAATTTTTCTTTCTTCGAACTCTATATCTTTTTGTTTCAATAATGCTTTAGCCATATCGCAGTATGGACACTGCATTTTGCTCCATACTATTGTTTCAATTGTCTTTGACATCTGGTATTTTTATTACTCCTATTCCTTCTTTGTGTAGTTCTTTTATTTCTTGTTCAGTTGCCGTTCCGTGTATATGATCATCACGTTCTCCAGCATCTGCTTTCCGACTTTCTATAGCAAAACGATCACCTACATTTTCACAGTTTTCTGATATCCAACTGCGTAAATGTTTTACAGCCGCTCTACCATTAAAAAATGCGTTGTTGTCTTTTTTGCTGACAGACTTTTTTGCAATATTAGGAGACATTAATGCTCTACGTATTGCTGTATCATCACACAATGGACATGCAATCATTTTTTTTCTTTTCTGCGACAAGTATTCTTTTTCACTTGCAAACCATCCTTCGAAAGAATGGTCATTTGTACAAAGTAAGTTATATTTTGCCATAACATATTTTAACTTCTTTTGGATTGAAAGTCAATCAAACGTCTTGATTGAAGTGCTTGATATATTTTTGGAATTTGTCGTCTGTGATTAATGATACTAATGCGAAGATTAAACCAAGTATTATGATTCCCCAAAGTCCTTTATCCCATTCAACAAATAGGATTGTGTATAAAACTTCCAATCCATTCATTCCTTCGTAAGTAATCATTATAATGAGAATTTTTTGAATTGTCCTTTTTGAACATCTTGTTTGATACCACCAACGATGTAAGATTCAACTTCTGTTTCTTGTGGTGCTACCTGCATACCTTTTGATGATAACCAATGCTGTGTCCAAGGTAATGGATTTTGGTTTGCACCTACATCATAAAGAGGATCGAAACCTAATGCTCTCAATCTTTTGTTAGCAATCCATTCTACATATTGTCCTAAAAGTTTTTCATTAAGTCCAATAATAGAACCATCTTTGAATAAATGTTTTGCCCAGGCTTTTTCTTCTTCTACTGTATCTTTAAACATTTGGATCACAGTTTTTCCTGTGCCTTTCATTGCTTTGGTCATTTCGGGATCATCACCTTTTTGCCATGCTTTGATAACGTGTGTGGATAAGTTTAAGTGTGTTGCTTCATCTCTGGCAATCAATGAAAGTATTTTTGCTGAACCTTCCATAAGTTTCAGTTCGCCAAATGCAAACGTACAAGCAAATGAAATATAAAATCTTAAACCTTCTAACAAGTTCACTGTGTTCATTGCTAGGTACAGTTGTTTCTTAAGATCAATCATGTCTACTTTTTTGCCAACAGCATGGTCCAATGCCATTTTGCCAAACTTATCATACTCGGCTGTTACTGACTGTGCTCTTTTTAAAATTTCTTTATCGTCCAAGATAGTGTCAAATACTTCACTAGGATCTGAATAAACGTTCTTCATTATGTGTGTGTATGAACGTGAGTGTATTGTTTCAAAGAAGTCCCAGGTAACAATACATCCTTCTAGTTCAGGATTTGAAACGTATGGCAAGAACATAAGACTTGGTCCTCTGCCTTGCACACTGTCCAGCAGTGTTTGATATTTCAAGTTTGAAGAAAAAATGTGTTTTTGTTCTGGTCTAAATGATTGATAGTCTGCTCTGTCTTTTTGTAGCGAAACCTCCTCAGGTCTCCAAAAATAACCAATCATTGTTTGATTCAGTTTGTCAAACTGTGGGTATTTAAAAGCGTCATATCTTTGCACACCACCATCTTCACCAAAGAACATTGGTTGTTTTGTAAAGTCTACATTTTGTTTATTGAATACTGTTTTCGTCATAACGTATTAATTATCTAATATTACCTTTTTTTGGAATTTAGTCAATCTAAATTGCACAAGCCTCACACTCGCCATCTTCATCTTGTTTCTCTTGTGGCTCAAGCGTTGCTTCACCGTTGACATGATGTCCATTTAAATTACCATTTAATGGTGCTTCACCGTTAGCATAACTTTGATCACCTACGCCAGATGGCTGTACATCTTCTTCTTCACCTTTGAAATCATAAGTGTTTTGATAATATGATGTTTTCCAACCATACTTGTATGCTGACAACATATCTTGAGCCATTGCTGAAATTGGCACTTCGTTGTTGTCATAGTGCAAAGGATTGTAACTCCAGTTGCCTGATATTGCTTGATCAAAATATTTTTGCATCATTGCCACAACATTGATGTAACCTTCGTTGCTTGGCATATCCCAAAGCAATGTGTATGCATTCTTAAGTTTCGGATATCCTGGCACAATCTGTTTCAATGGGCCTTTTTTACTTTTCTTAATTGAAAGCAATGCTCTTGGTGGTTCAATGCCGTTTGTTTCGTTACTAACAACGGAAGAACTTTCTGATGGCATCTGTGCTGATAATGTGCTGTGTCTCAAGCCATGTTTAGCAATGTCTTTTCTTAAACTTTCCCAAGCCATTCTTTGTTTGTGTGGTACAATTTCATCTATCTCTTTTTTGTAGTGGTCAATTGGTAGAAGACCGTCTGCATATTTTGTGCCTTCAAAGCCATCACATTTGCCTCTTTCTTTAGCAATGTCATTACTTGCTCTTAATAGATAATATTGAAATGCTTCTGTAAGTCTATCAACACAATCCCAAGCACCTTTGTCTGAATACTTAAATCCTTGTTTTGCCAAGTAGTGTGCCAGACCAATATATCCAATACCTAAACTTCTTCTAGATTTTGTAGATATCTCTGCCGCTTTCACAGGATAGTCTTGATACTCTATAATTTCTTCTAATGCTCTCACAGCCAAGTCACATAAGTTTTCTAAATCTTCAAGATTGTTTAATTGTCCTACATTGATTGCACTTAAGATACACAATGCAATTTCGCCTTGTGCATCATCAATAGCACTAATAGGTGTTGTAGGCAGTGTGATCTCTTGGCATAGATTACTCATTGAAACTTTGTCTTTGAATGAGGAGTGTGTGTTCGCATGGTCTATATTCATAATATAGATTCTGCCTGTTTCTGCTCTTTCTTTTAAAAGGTCACTGAATAGTTCTTGTGCTGGAATTGTATTCTTTCTTATAGACGAATCTTTTTCATATTTTTTGTACATGGCATCAAACTTGTCGGTTCCAAACGCATCATATAAGCCAGGCACATCATGTGGAGAAAACAAACTGATGTCTTCTTCATTAATAAATCTTTCATAGAACAGTTTAGATATCTGTATTGAATAATCTAACTTACGCACTCTATTATCTTCTGTACCTTTATTATTTTTCAGTACAAGTATGTCTTCAATCTCTTGGTGCCATATAGGAAAGTGAACAGTTGCTGAACCTCCACGTACTCCGTTTTGTGTACAACATCTCACAGTTGATTCAAACTTTTTAAGGAACGGAATCACACCTGTGTGTTGTACTTCCCCTCCTCTTATTTTTGCATTGATACCTCTGATACGTCCTGCATTGATTCCTATGCCTGCTCTTCTGGCAACATACAAACCAATTGCCATGTCGCTTGAAAAAATACTTGGCAATGTGTCATCACTGTCAATTAAAACACACGAAGCAAATTGTCTAATTGGAGTTCTTACTCCTGCCATTACTGGCGTTGGTATGTTTATTTTAAATGTTGATATTGCATCGTAATATTTTTTTACGTAATTCATTCTTGTTTTTGTTGGATAGTCTGCAAATAATGTTGCCGCAATCATCATGTACATATCTTGTGGAGTTTCAAACAAATCACCTGACGATCTGTCTTGTACAAGATACTTGTCTACAACTTGTCTTAAACCTGCGTATGTAAAATCTAAATCTCTATCTCTTTTGATCCATGTGTTTAATCTTTTAATTTCTGATTTGTTATAACTTTTTACAATGTTTCTATCATACACACCTGCTTTAATATTTCTTAAAATTAATTTTAACAAAGGCATATATTCATATTGTCCGTGTGCTTCTTTTCTTACATCATAAGATAAAAGTCTCGCCGCGGCATATTGGTAGTTGGGTGCTTCTAATGAAATTAAGTCATTTGCTGAACGCACTAAAATTTGTTGAACTTCTTTTGTTGTCATGCCATCGTAGAATTGAATGTTGGCATTAATTTCTATTTGTGAACTTGATACACCTGTCAAACCTTCACAGGCTTCTTCTACAACAAAATGAATTTTGTCGATATCTAAATCTTCTAACCGTCCATCTCTTTTAGTAATTTTAATTGCAGATTTATTTGTGATTGTTTCTTTTGTTGCTGTTAATTCCATTCGTGTTCCTGTTCTTATTCAATTCCGTTTAAAGTATTACTTATCTGTTTTGCGTATGATTTTATTATATTGTTGAATGTATTTTTTGTCAAATGTTTGTTCATCAAAACTTTCTTTATTCTGGCAGTCTATGTATAAACTACCTACCTTTATAATATAATAAAACTTATGGTTGTTGTAGGATTCTAACTTTGTAACTGCTCTAATTATCGAGAATTTTTCATCACAAAAACGCTCAGTTAAGTTAACAGTATACATAATTGCTAGGCATTTGTCAAACAGATTGTATTCATTTTTTTCTAATAGTTGCCATGCTGATGGCCAGGTGTTATTTTTAAAATAATCTGTCTCAGTGTTGATTAATGGGCAGTGCTGATAGACGTCTAAAACAGTGGCAATAAAATTATCATCTGTTGTTGCTGTGTTTCTTAAGTTACGCCAGGTTGAAAGTCTTTTTTCGTAACTTGAATTGAATAATAATTGATTAGTGTGTTGATCTAATTGATATGTTGATTGTTCCGGATTCATTTATATTT